ACACGATGGATCTCAACGCACCCCGTGCGAAGAACGATAAGCCTGTCGAGCAGGCCAGTAATTCAGAAGTCCCTGAATTTACTGCAGTTTGTGACGCTAAGCTGGAGAAGCTACGCGTCAGCGGTTCTTTTGGTCCTAACACTTGGAAAGTGAAGGATTCCGAGAGGGTCGTGGCACAATTTGTAGACGCATTCACAGAGTTACTTGGTGATTTTGGTGCGTCGATCGCGGTTCAGCAGAGCTTTCGTGGTTGTTCCACGGAGTGGCTGTTGGCTGACGATGAGATCACATATTGGGGACGAGCTAAGAATCTTGTGTGCTTTTTTAAGGCTAAGTTTCTAGGCAATCCGCTTCCTGATGTGTCCGGGTACCGCTTTGGTGGTGCTTGGAAAAAGTGGGCAAAGAGTCGCATGCACTTCACTCGGAAGAATGTGTCTCTTTGGTCTTCGACCTTCAAGTTGAAGAACGCTGCTGCTCGCCTCACCGAGGCAGCGGCAATCGTCACCATGCATAAACACGCGGCCAGCGTGGGTAAACGAATGGCAACAGACAAGCCTGTTATTGAGAAGACTGTGCGTACGATTTTCCCGCTACTCGAAAGAGCGGCTAAGTTTATTGGAGAACAGTTCTACTCTGGATCTTGGGAGAAGCCCTTCGCCGCGTCTAACAGCGCGTGCGTAGAGAGCTCCAAGAAAGCTTTTGGACAGATTGGTCATTTAATGGAACGTGTGTTCGGTCCCGGAGCCCCTATGGTGGTTCCCGGTATCGACTTCTGTGGGTTTGGTCCGCAGCAGCGTGCGCTGGGGTTTGCGCATGACACTACTGTCTTTGACGATGACGTCTATCAGGCTCGTCTGGCACATGTAAATAGGGAGGAACTACCCGAGGTGAAATCAGTGACGTTCTACGAAGATATAGTAGTAGACGGAACTCGGTATGAGAACTCGTGGTTTGAAACGTTCCATTTCCCGGAGGCTGAGAAAATGTGGATGAATGAGATCTTCATTGACGCTCTCAAGGCCTGTGATCGCGATTTGGCACTCGCAAAAGTTGCCTGCGTACTTGAACCTTTCAAGGTACGTATCATCACGAAAGGTGAAGCTGCTCTTCAGTACATGAGTGGCTTCTTCCAAAAATCTATCTTTGAATTCAATAAGACGGTTTCGTGTTTCGGTTTAGTCGGCAGGAGTCCATCGACCTTCGACTTGATTGACATCAGAACGAATTGTGGGCGGGGTAACCCGGATTCCGCTTTCGGTGAGTTTAGTTGGTTCAAATGGGCCTCCTCAGACTTTTCTGGTGCTTCTGATGGGACTAACGGGTATTTTCGTGATTGTATCATGGACGTACTCATCATGTTCCTCCCCCCACACATTCAGGCCATTATTCAGGCTAGTAATGGGGAGCATCTGGTTACCTACCCCACCTATCATTTGTATAGCCCTCAGGGCGAGCTTTTGGAAGGTCTTGGAGAGATAGAGCCGGTGCATCAG